TTTCAATTCTGCACTGAGCAGAATGAATCTTTTGTTTAAGCAAATCGACGTTTTTCATGGTTTTCCCACGTTTTTGCTGATTGTAAAAGCGTGGTCAAGATTGACCCTGCTTTCTATTTCGCGAGTCAGCCAACTGCTTAACCACAGCAAAAAAACCATAGCAAAAAATGCAAAATTTGTCAATTGTCAGAACGGACAGTCGTCTTCCTCAAGATGCACAAACTCAGGCTTTTCGGTGAGCTTGTAGTCGGTGATTCTGTGGTATTTCCCATCTGGCTTTACCTTGATTTCAGTAGGCGTGCAAAGGCAGCCTTTTTGAGCAAGCTCAACTGCCTCGAAGATGGTGATTGGTGGCTGATTCCTGCTGCGTGCCATCCACCATCTGACTGCCTTCTGCCTCGGAAAGCCTGCATGTGCAAGACATATCCATTCGTTGAATCTGCGTGTAGACAGGTTGCCATCTCGCGACTCGTCATCAAGAGGCTCAACCGTGTACTGAACACGCATAGACTGCTCTTTGTCTTCATCCTTTGGAGTGTGAATGAAATAATCAACATCAACGACTTCATACCATTTCGGCTCGTTGCCTGCCTGCATGATCTGAGCAAGACCGTCTGCTTTCTTATCGACGTTTGACTCGAACTCGAATCGAAAGCCACATTCGCAGTATCGTGTTCCGCTGGCTACAACTGCCTCGCAAGATGGACATTCTTTTCTTGGTGCCTCGCCGGGTTCGCCTGAAGATCCACGCACTGAACCGATCCCGAACTCTGGGTCGTCTATCGCGCCGTGCCTTCGTGTGTTTCCACCGAAGTCTAAGACGAGGCACTCTGTCTTGCCCTCGGCCAATCGAAGACCTCTGCCTACCATCTGAGCAAACAAACCGGGGCTGAGTGTCGCGCGGCAGAGGGCAATGAGATCAGTCCTTGGAGCATCAAAGCCAGTGGTCAACACTGAGCAGTTGACTAGCCATCTCAGAGATCCTGTCTTGAAGTTCTCCAAAATTGTCTCACGCAAGATTGGAAGAGTATCACCAGTAACCACAGCAGCACGCTCGCCGGTTTTCTTCTCGATGATTTCAGCCAAGTCTTCTGCATGCTGCACGCTAGTTGTAAAGCAAAGGCACTTCTTGCGATCCTCAGCATTTGCAACTGAAATGATCTCATCGGCGTTTGCCTCAACAGTAGCCTCGAAGGTGCTCGCAAGTTCAGAGAGGTTGAAGTCCCATCCAGATCGACGCACGTTGCTTGTATCGACCGTAGAAACGCTTGCAGTCCTCACAGGACAAATGAATCCACCATCGAGCATACGCTTGACAGTGACCTCGTAGGCAGTCCCATCGAACATCTGTTGAGGCCCAACGATGGGTCCACAATCGAGTCTGAACGGGGTTGCCGTCAATCCGAGAGTTCTTGTCTTTGGGTTGTAGGTCTTGAGGTCAGCAAGGAACCTGGCATACTGCGTATTCTCGTTTGAAGAGACTTGATGAGCCTCATCGATGATTGTCAGTTGTCTGGCCCCGAAGATGTCAGCATGACCCGAGAGTGATTGAATGGTCCCAAAGATGATGTCTTTGTCTGTTTGTTTCCGACCAAGCCCCGCACAGTAAATCCCAGCGTCAACATCAGGGCAGAATCTATTGAGAGCAGCAAGGTTCTGCTGGACGAGTTCCTTCTGCCTGCATATGACCAATCCTCGATACCCTACTGCAACGAGTCCCTTGCAGATGTCAGCTATGATGACTGACTTGCCAGCGGCAGTCGGAAGGATGAGGACTGGGTTGCCCTCAGACTTGCGTACAAAGTTCCAGAATCCGTTGACTGCGTCTTGCTGATATTCACGCAGGGTGTATTCGTAAGGTGGTTTCATTTTTTCACTGTGGTTGAAAATACTGTTATTCACTAAACTGGCTTTTGAAAAACATTCATAGTTTCATGCACGTTAACTGAATATTTATGCTCTTTTGCCTGTGGCAGCATTATCTTAATCTTGCTAATTTTTCTTCGACTTAAAACAACGCTATCTTTCATCACAGCACCGTACTCGTTAAAGCAGTGCCGAGTCCAAAAATCTAGGTCGTAGTAAATTTTCTTTTTTCTCCAATTTCCAGTCGCGATCACAAACCATGATCCACTGTTTGCCATGTCGTACCATCTCCTAAAAAGACAAAAGTACCACTCCTTAAACTGACCCCAAGTGTTTATACGATCCCCTGAATTTTCGTTATCTGAATACAGTTCAAGGTTCCAATAAGGAGGACAGGTCAGCAACCCGTCAAACCCTTCTAGTGTGACGTTCATACTGTCCGCAAGAATGTTATCTACACTGTATTCTTCTTTTGCATACTTAATTGCATCAGGGTTAATATCGTATCCGATGTAATCAATGTTGTTCTTTTTTGCAAAATAATGACGCTCGCCCCATCCAGAAAACGGGTCAGCGACCAGTTTGCAATCCCTTAGCCAATGCTGATATGCCAAGGTAGCCGCTTCGGGCCAAAACTCAGAATACATAGAACGCGACGACTTGTTGTCAAAGTCTTTTTTTCCATTGCGACGATTCTTGTTGCTTTTTTCGCACTCCATAACTGAAACAGGTAATACGTCATAGAAACGCTTTTCTTTTTCTAGGCTATGAAATTCTTGACTGCCTAAAAAGCTTATTTGTTTTGCAGGGCCACCCGCGTTAGTGCTCGATTCTGGTTTCATTGCTGTTCCTTGTGGTTGAAAAGTGCAAGTCGAGGAATTCCGCCTCGATGACAAAAACAAGGTTGTCAGAGCATGTTTGCTTGCAGCAGAAAAGAATTAAATCAACGCCAGGTTCTGCATCTGTAGAACCAACCGTCTTTTTCGATGGTGCAATCGCCGGTTAGACGCATCTTGCGGTTTGGCCTGCAAGTGGGAACGTCTTTGCTTCGACTGATCCCGCATCCCTCAAAACACCCAAGTGGCGTTTTAAAAACGTGCAGGCGTCGAAGCTTAATCATTCGCTTACACTCTTGTTCACACGCTTTCTGGTCACTCAGTTCAACAGTTTTTGTTACCGTCACTTCGCGTTTTACTTCAACCACACTTGGCGACCAAGTGAAAAACAAGCCCATCGCTAAAATAGCATTCATCTTCGATCCTTCTTACGAGTTAAAAATATTAAGCTCGCATCAGGAATCGAACCTGACTGATCAAGGAATTTTGGCACGGGGATACCTTCCTTTCATTGATTAAATGTAACCAGCGACCATTCGTGCGAGCATAAAAAAAGCACATCAACGCCGTGCTCAAAGCGACCACCCTCGCGAGATAGGTGGATTTTCCGCACACTGATCTACCAATGTTGGTAGAAAGGGCCGAGTGGAATCGAACCACTCAAAAACCATTGACCCAACGGGGGGACGATTAAAATGCAACTGGACCCGTAGGCTCAGTCACAGCAGACTCGACAGTGGTCGCCTGAGTCTTTGAAACAGGGTAGTAGCGTTTGACATCGACCCCGACTCCGTATCCGTTGTCAGGAGTGTTCTTGATGTCTGCAATAACAACCTTCTGGTGGATCTCAGAAGTATCAGTAATCTTAGTGATACCGCAGCACTCAAGCAGATTTCGGAACTGTTGTTGTCCGATCTCAACTGCTTTCGGATTTGCGTTGACCACGTTGAAATTCTGAAAGATCACGCGGTTCTGAAACTCACCCGAAACGATCTGAAACTTGACTTTAATGTACTGACCAAGTTTAGAATCGTTTGCTTCCTTAGCTTTCTTGGTCAGCATCAGGTCAGTCTCCGTGACGACCATCGTGTACCTACCAGCAGGGATCTGCTGGTAATCGTTTGCTGCTTCTACTTCATTATTGTCGAACGTAAATTCTGCCATGTTACTACTCTGTGATTGAGGTTAAAAAACAGTCCACTGGATCATTCATGTCAATTTTGTCTGCAAGCGTGATCCTGCGTTTGCTGACATAACTCGGATGTGAATCCGACTTCAAAATTCTGCGACCCGAAGTGGTCGCGATACCACGCTCTCGACCAAATCCCTCGTCCTTGCTGCTGACGAATGTCTCGATCTCAGCGTGGAGCACTTCGTCTGCCCATTCGAGCAATCGCCCGCAAGCTTTCTTGCTTAACTTTGGTTGTACTCGATCCCACGATGCACCTGACACAGACTCGACCTTCTTAGTCTCTTCGTGTGCAATCAGGATTACAGTCTTCCCATTTGCGATACACAGGTCAAGTTGCTCGAATAATTTTCCAATCCTTCGAGCCACCTCAACCGTGCCTTTGCCAAAGTCTTGTTGGAAGCCTTCAGCATGCAATGCGTCTTCTACAAACTTTTCAAACCAATCGATTGAGTCGATGATGATTGTTTTGAATTCTGAAGTAGACGCTTCGTTTGCAGCTTGCAGAACATCCAACGCGCTGTCAACAGACAACCTTGCAACGTCGATATCACCTGACCCATCTTCGGTCGCGATGACAAGTGCATCTGGGAACCGAGATGCCCAGGTTGTCTTCCCGACTCCATGAGATCCATAGACGCAAATGCGTCTTGGCTTGGCAACTTTGCCACGCTTTACTTTCTCAAGTATGCTCATT